GGTGCTATTGACGCAGTCCTTGGATCTTTTGGGGTTAGTGGTAGTCTCAGTCAAATCGCACAGGCAATAACTGGTGACGCGATTAATGTCGTCAACGAACAACTGGGTAGTCTGTTGTCTCCTCTCGAAGTCTCTAAAGTTTCACCGAGAACTGTTGCGACTATATTGAAGGGTCAGGGCATAATCAACACAAAAGACCTCGGAAAATCTTTCGACGTTATCAAGACCTTCCCTGAAGTTTCTTCTATATTAAAAACTGCTGTGAAACCCACAGGTGATGGGCACGGAGACCTCGCGCTCAATGCATTGTCTGGTCAAGAAAGGGATACGTTTGCTGCTGGATATGTCAAAGCATCTTCTGGTACAGACGTTGAAGTTGGCGACCTCCGAGGATTGATGGAACGCACAAGGGGCACAGTCGCTGGAACTATAGACAACACAGAAGTTCTCCCTGGACCAAACCCATACACAATCGACGCAGACACAATCGACACACAAGGTTCGTACATTTCTTCTGTTGAAGAACTTGAATCAGAGATGGCAAGTATAACACGTGGCGTTGCTGAGATGATTGTACATTGGTCTGAGACATTCACAAACTCTAACTTGAGTGCAGCGCAACTCACAGAACTAACTGGTGCGGGCGATAACGCATACCACTTTATCATTCGCCGTGATGGTGCACTTGAGCGAGGTGTTCCTCTAAATGCCGAAGGAGATCACTGCGATCTCTTTGGGCACAACAAGCATTCTCTGGGCGTCTGCCTTGTCGGTGGACTTAATGTCGCGACTGGTGCTGAGAACTTGTACGAAGTTGCTTCGTCGAGGTCGATTACTCGCTCGCAATATAACACCCTGTACCAACTGTTTCGCGTTTTCTTCAATCAATATCCAGGCGGTCAAGCACTTGGGCATATGGACATCGATCCAAACATGGAAGACCCTGGGTTTGATGTTCGCGACTATGTGTATAATAACTTTAATAAACAAAGTCTATATACTGATCCAACGAATGAAAATGCACTAACGCCAGAAGACATACTGGCGAAACTGGATCAGGGTGGCGAATCTGTCGTCCTTGAAAAAGACCCAGACGTAATGGAGAAGAACTTTTGACAACTACCAATAACAAGGTTGAGAACCGCCTCTCTGAAGAGAACGGTGTCGAGGCAGAACTAACCATTGGTATCTCGCTCGACGGTAATGCTGATCCAACAGGCGAATATCCGAAAAGAGAAAACTGGTTTACTTCCAGTGTTAGTTCTGCTGCGCGTGGCGTTAGCATCAACAACCTTTGGGGAAGCGGTTCTACTCTAGGTATCAACTTTGATCTTCCTTATGCTTCTCCTTCTGTGTTCCCATTTAATCAGGCGAACACCACACCTTCGGGTCACTCTTTCGAGATTGACGACACTCCTGGGAATGAGCGCGTCCTGATCAAACATCATACTGGCGCGGGTGTAGAACTTAAACAAGACGGTTCAGTCCTCGTTGCCTCGCGCAGTCACCAAGTACAAGTTGTTGGGGCAGACCACGAGTTGGTCGTTTCTGGACAGGGCAACCTCGTCTATGACGGCAACCTAAACCTTATTGTCAACGGAGACTACAACATAGACGTTGGTGGTACAATGAGTGTTTCCGTGGGTGGCAACTTCAATCACTCGACTCATGGTTCTTATACAACCGAGACTGGCGACATACACTCTACTATAGTTCGCGGTAACAAAGACACAAAAGTATACGGCGACACGTTTGACTTCTATTGTGGCGACGTGAAGGTTGTTGGTAAGAAAGATATCCGCACCATTGCAAATAAAGACCTCATCTCTAACGCTGGTCGTCATGTTCGCTCTACTGCTGAAGAAGGTATCACTCTTGTTTCTGGCGTACAAACAATTCTGACCTCAAAGGATATGGTTATCGCTGCCCCTACAGGTAAGATCGGTGGCGAGAAGATGCACTACACTGGTGTTCTGTATACTGGTCCAGATGATGACAACGGAAGTGGTACAGTATTCCAAGGCAACCTTGTAGGTCGTGCTCTTGAGGCATGGACTTCTAAGTTTGCTAAGTACGCTGAAGAGTCTCACGTAGCGCATAGATCTAGTTGGGCAACAAACGCGGGTCGCGCAAATTCTGCCCCAGCAGAAGTCAGCACCGCCGATGGTGCTACTACAGACCCGTTTAACGATAAAACGTATACCGCTACCAGTGTTACTGCCCTAGACGGTTCTCCTAGTTTGACTACAAGACCAAACTACCAGTTTGACTGGGGATGGGGTGTCACTGCTGACAACACCGCTGGATCGTCTTCTTTACTTGAAGAGCGTAACAGCATAGCAGGAGAGTTTGTGAATAGCGCAGACTGGATTGAAGTATTCAACAAGACTTCTCCGTTCGCTGTTCGTAAGGTCATGGTTGATGAAGACAACGCCATCGAAGACAAGATAGCGAAGATAGACACATACAGTTACTATTTCAACTGGACTCCAACTACGCCAGAGATACGGTCAAAGTTGCGTACTATGGATGGTGGCAATGACCTCATTACCGCACCGGAATTGCAAACAAATGGACCGAAGTGTATCGAGTCTCTGCTCAGCGAGAACAGACTACACCCACACCATACACTTTCAATACCCCCTGCACCTTACGAGATCAAGCGTACAGGACAACAACTGCCAACCCCACGCTTTGGGTACACTCTATTGGGTAACCCTCTCGAGCGCTCCTCCAAGACTTTCCAACCGTCTAACCGTGGCGCAACTACAAGGACAATTCTTGCAGATCCTTTGTACAACCCAGATCGATTTAGTGCACCAATTTCTGGTAACAGCAAGTTATCTAAATCAAGTACGATGTCAAAGTTCTTCGGTGCCTCTGGTTCCAGAACTTCAATAGACTTCGTACCAAACTTTAAACAGAGACAAGACCTCGCGAGACAGTATTACCTCCACGCTTGGTTGATGGAAGGCATCGCCAGCGCCAAAGAATTCTCTAACTACAGGTTACAGGTCACTGAGGGTTTCTACAAACCAGTGAGTGGTATTCGGGAGGCATTCGACGCTAGTGTCGAGCAACCAGAAGATCGTTACTGGCGTGAACCGTACCGCACAAATGATGGTGGTTCAGCACAGCGTTCCTTGGTTGCTGGAAACGATACTATCAATCAATTGAAGTATGAAGGTCGGGCAGTAGTCTATAGTCTGTATAACTCTCGTGGTAAAACCGACTACACCGCCACCTTTGACCTCTCTCTGTATATTCGTGACACGTTCTTCTATGACCAGTTGAGTCTCGATTATGACATTACTCGACCAGATGGGACTATGTCTCAGCAGTTACTGGTGGTAATGCCGAAAGTGACCCCATCCTTCCAAGTAACCTTCGAAATGACAATTGGTACCTATATGAACAGAAGGTTGCTGAGTCAAGAGGATCTTGTAGAAATATCCGATTAAAATGCGTATAAATAAATGCAGCAGACCAATCGGATTCTACAATGGCACTTACAAGAACAACACCAGGATTAAATAAGAAAACGACTCTTACCACTGGTAAGAACAATTTCTATTCCGACATAGACCTTTCCTTCACCGCCAAGCCAGGAAGCGTCGATGAGAATGGGGTTCGTACTGGCGACATCTATAGGAAGACAGACGCTGCTGCTGTCATTCAGGCAGTTGAGAACATCTTACTAACCAACACAGGTGAGAAACCATTTGAACCTTCGTTTGGTGGAAACATCCGTTCTATGTTGTTCGACCAATCAACAGCGTTCTCCTCAACCTTTCTCCTAACCCAAATATCAAATGCAATCAACCGTTGGGAACCAAGGGCAGAAGTCACTGATGTAAAATACTTTGTGGGGCAACAATTGCTCGACTCAGGTATCGAAGACTTCAGGGCATATGTCAATAACGAAGTTCGTATACAAATAGAATTACTAATCGATAACGAAGGGTTCATCACAACCGTAAACATGAGCAGGTTACGATAATGACAACTACAATTAAATCAACTGAATTAGATTTTCAGACAATCAAATCTAATCTCAAGAACTTTCTCAAAGAGAGTGGTGAGTTCAACGACTACGACTTTGAGGGTTCCGGTATAAGCAACATCCTTGACGTACTTGCATACAACACTCACTATAATGCGTTGAATGCAAACTTTGCTTTGAACGAGTCTTTCCTTGTTACTGCTCAGTTGAGACCTTCTGTCGTTTCTCTTGCTGAATCTATCGGATATGTTCCAGATTCAAAAAAGTCTGCTGAATGTAGTATTACTCTTTCAATTAACCTCGCCGGAGTCACCGGACTTGATACTCAATACACTATCGAGCCAGGCAAGTTGGTCCTCCGTGGCGAGAGAGATAACCAAGACTACACCTTCACCAACCGTGTTTCTCTGCGCGCGATTGTTTCAAACGGCGTATACACCTTTGTCCCTGCTTCTGACCCCGACAATGCTATTCGGGTTTATGAGGGTGAGAATCGCAATATAGACTTTTTGGTTGGTACTGCTCGTGATGTTGTGTATGTTGTCCCAGACGAGGAAATGGATACTTCTACCGCAATCGTCAAGGTATTCGAAGACCAAGGTTCATCATTAATAGATGGCGGGTCAGAGTTTGCACTTTACACCGACCTCTTACAAGCAACAGTGATAACTTCTGAGTCCCGTCTTTATGTTTTACGCGAATCTCCAAACGAGTTCTTCGAGTTGACATTTGGTAACGGAACTTCTCTGGGTGTTTCGCCTCAACCTGGGAATGTCATCAACGTCGACTACCTGCGTGCATCTGGCGCAAGCGCCAATGGTATCTCATCCCTGAAGTTGGCACAAGACCTCTATCTGGGAGACTACGTCGTCCAACCACAAAATGTTTCTATCTCTGTTATATCAAGGGCATCCGGTGGTGGTGACAAAGAAGGTATTGAATCGATACGGTTGAACGCACCTTACCAGTTTGCCTCACAGAACAGAATGGTAACTTCTGAAGATTATTCTACTCTTATCTTGAAGAAGTACTCGCAGTTCATCAACGATATCCAATCATGGGGCGGCGAAGATGACCCTGAACCAGACTATGGTTCTGTCTTCACTTCTATCGTATTCAAAGACAACCTCAGCGACATTACTATTGCTAATGCCCGTCAGGGTATCCTTGACCTCGCTGATCAGTTCTCTGTTGCATCGTTCCAGTTGAAGTTCGTTGATCCAGTTACAACTTTTATCGGCACCGAGGTATTCTTTCAGTTCAACCCATCTCTGACTGGTTTCACTGAGTCTACTGTTCGTGGTGCTGTTGATCAATCTGTTGATGATTACTTCACCGCCAACACTGGTAAGTTCGAACAAGTCTTCAGACTGTCTAACATGTTGACGGAAGTTGACGCTACTGATCCAGCAGTTCTTTCTTCAAGGGCGAACATCATCTTGAACCGCCGACTTGTTCCTATACTTACAAACACAAGAGACTACACCGTAGCGTTCCCTACTGCTCTCCGTGACCCACAGTTCTCCGATTCGAAGACTGTTCACACTTCGTTGTTTACATATAAGAACAAGACTGTGTTTATCCGAAATAAACTTGACCAGCGCGTTCGTATCTCTGCTGCTGGCGTTTCTCCGGTCATATTTGAGACGCAAGCAACAAGTCAGTTAGAAATGGTTGACACTGCTGGTAACGTCGTCATTGACAACGTAGGAAACTATAATAAAGTCGCAGGTACTGTAACTTTTTATGCACTGAATGTTCAGGCGATTGCTGGAGGCAGGAACTATATAAAGGTGTTCGCAATTCCTGCTAACCAGTCAGTTGTATCCTCTGTACGTAATAACATTATCCGATACGATCAAGAAGAATCGTTCACCAAAGCAGTATTGGTCGATACACAATAATAGGCGTTCGGTATGTCTGTAGATAAAACATTAAAGGATTTATATCGTCGTGATATAAACATAGAGAAGTACGAGGTCGATAACGTACTTCCTAGTCACTTCGACGACAAATATCCTAACCTTGTAAACTTCTTACAAGAGTACCACAAAAGTCTTGAGGCATCCGACAATCCTGCGAGCAACATCAAGGAACTCTTGACTGTTCGTGATATTACGCAAACAAAGTCCGAGTTTCTTTCCTTTATCTCCAGCGAACTTCTTCTGGGTAAACCATACTTTGAGACGTTTAATGACAAACGCTCGGCGCTACAATACTCCAACCTCTTGTACAGGTCAAAGGGTACTGAGTTTTCTATTAAACAGTTCTTCCGTATCTTCTATGGTCTAGATATTGATGTAGAATACGGTCGCGACGAAGTATTTTATATCGGCGACCCAAAAGAAGAAACCCTTGAGTATTACGGTAAAGGTTCAGCAACTGGTTTAAACTTCGGGTTCACCTTCAGTAGCGCAGAACTCCTTGTTTACCTTGAAGACGATAGTGGAAAGTTTCACGAGTTGCGCAACGGTGTCGACTTCTCAGCAGATTATTATGGTAACGTGATTGTCACTTCCTCTTCAGCGACACCACAAACATACGATCAATTCACACCATCGTTAGACGATACGTTCTCATACTTCTATTCGACTGGATACGTATACCCTGGCAAAAGGTTGCGCATAGTTTCTCAACGTAGAAGTCAAACTGCCCTCGGCGCAGATGTAACTGATAAAAGAATCACCAACGATAAGTTCTATCAACTATACGGTCTCTTGATTTCTACTCCAATCTCTGTTAAGATCTGGAAGTCTGCATATAAGACTTTTGTACACCCAGCAGGTATGTTCTTGTCGGGTCAGGTGGATATTACTTCTATAGCAGAACTAAACATTGGTATACAACCACCAGCGTTGATCCAACCACCACCGCCAATACTAATCGAACAGCAAGCAAATGTTTCGATCAAGCAATCTACCAGAGGACTCATAACCTCGGTTATCACAGAGATTGGTCCTGGACCAGATGGACACCGCGTCGTGTCTCGTCCAAACGATGCGTTGCACCCAAGAAACATCGAACAATGGCACACCCAGTATGGTTCTATGGCAGACGCAGACGACATTAACTCGCGCACCCTCGACGATACCTACGCGGATCTTTCTAACGTCATCAACACCTTGGATGAAGGTTTGTGGCATACAGATTATCTGCACCCAGTAGACAGCGATGGTGCTGGCAATAGGACTCCAATATGGGGATATAACGAATCAAATGTTGTTCAATATGATTCGGACTTCCCACATGGACCAGAATACACGGTATAAACCCTTATAAATAAACATTGTAAACACTCGGAAGCAATGAAATGGCGACAAGACAAATACTGCAAAACGGCACAACTGCCAATGATGGGACAGGAGACACGCTTCGTTCCGCGTCTGATAAGATAAACCAAAACTTCAGAGAATTATTTCTAAAGTTTGGAGACTCTGTTCAAGCAACCTCTGCTTTGAGTTTTGATTCAGATGGTAGGGTTGTATTCGACGGTGGTTCGTATAACACTATCCTAGGCGCAAACACTCCTTCGTCAAGCAATAAGTATGTCAACCTTCCTAATGCTTCTGGAACTATCGTACTGAAAGACACTGTTGATGTTCTTAGTAATAAGACCTTAACTGATCCAATAGTTTCTACCTTTCATGACAGCAACTCGGTTGACATAATTTCGTTTAATGGTATATCGAATGCTTCGCACTACCTTGAGGTTCGTAACGGTGACTCTGTAGACGGAGTAAACCTTTGTGTTCATGGCGACTCTGCTAACATCGACTTGTGTTTGACACCAAAGAATTCTGGCGCAATAAAACTGAACGGTCAGATCGCACCTGAGTGGGAACAACTTACAGAAAATGGTACTGCTTCCGTCACTAAACCTGTGACTTTCTTGAACAGGTCTTCTGGCACACCGTTCAACGTTGTCCTTCCTGACGGTCTAAATGTCGGTGAAGAGAAGAAATTTGTAAGTTTAAATACTACAACAGCAACTATAACCCCGAATAACTTCGCTCACAATAGTGGTAACAGTGACATTACTGTCGCAACTTACTCCTCTGTGACGTTTATTTGGACAGGGACTAATTGGCACATCCTATCTACGTCTGACACTGGCGTAGCAATCGTTTAAGGTAGAGGAAAATGACTGCAACAATAACTGAAATTCTCAAGAGAAACCTACTCACCGACTTGTTCGCAAGAACACAGAATATCGGTGTCTCTTCTGGAGACTCAGACCGCCACTACCTCGCGATCGGTCGTGCGGAAGAATGGGATTCTGACCTTCAACCCCCAGTTCCTAATACTTCTTTCAACGAGATTAAGAAGTTCCAATCGTCTGTGCAGTCCATGAAACTTGTACCAGACGTTTCATACGTTGTTCCTCGGTTCACATGGACTGCTGGTAACACGTATGAGGCATGGGACGCAGACTACAATTCTAACACTGTAGTTTCCCCTGCTGGTAACATAACCTCTCCATACTATGTAATCACTGATGACAATAACGTCTTCGTTTGTGTTCAGCAAGGTAAAACTTCTGAAGGAATTTCCCGCAACTCTCTGTACAAACCAACTGATACTTCTGGTGATGTATTCAGTGCTGGTGACGACGGATACTTCTGGCGGTTCGCCTTCAACATTGGCGCAGCAGAAGCACGTAAGTTCTTGACATCAACCTACATGCCAGTTGAGAAGGTTCTTGACTCTTCTGAAGGTGGTCCAGCGACAGAAGATCTATCCGTATCTCGTTTACAGCAGTTGACTATCCAACAAGGTGCAATCCCAGGTCAGATACTTGGAATTTCTGTAGATTCTGGCGGTAGTGGTTACACTTCTCGCCCGACAATCACTATCCAACCAATTTCTATCTTGGGCGAGACGCTTACTCCTGCTTCAGCATATGCAAACATAAACTCTCTTGGTCAGATCACCGAAGTAATTATGAAGTCAGATTCTACTTCTGCGTTCTCCTTCGGTCAGAACTACTACGAAGCAGCAGTACTTGCTAGTGGCGGTGCTGGTAGTGGTGCTCGACTACGAGCGTTGATCACCAGCGACTCTGGTATGGGCGCTAACCCAACTCGCGACTTAAACTCTTCCGCGATTATGTTCAACGCCACACTTGATGGAGCAGAGAACGGTGACTTCAACGTCACTAACGACTTCCGTCAGATTGGTATTGTCCGCAACCCACTAAAAGATAGTGCACAATTCCAGTCTTTCCAGATCCCAGCGAACTCTGGCGACTCTGCTTGTGATGCTGTTACTCTATCTGCATTCAAGAGACTGCACGTTGGTGTTGGTCTGGATGCTTCTTTGATTACTGGCGACCAAATCGTCGAAGGCACATCTACTGCCAAAGCGATCGTCAATTACTACGACGCTGCAACCCAGATATTGTACGTACACCAGACTCGTGAAACTGGATTCTTGCCATTCGACTCATCTGACACTGTTACAGTATCAGAAGGGGGTGGTTCTACTTCTATCGTTACTGTCGCAGGGCAACCAGTCCTACGTCCTTCAGAAGTGAATCGTTTCTCTGGAGAATGTATATACATAGACAATAGATCACCAGTTCAACGAGACAACGAACAGACAGAAGACATTAAAGTTGTCATCGACCTCTAAGGAAAACTAAAAAATGGCAAATCAGTTTACAGCGACGACTTTTTCTGATACTTATAAAGACGACTTTAAGGATAGCGCAGGTTATCATAAAGTCCTTTTTAACTCAGGTCGTGCCCTTCAAGGTCGAGAGTTGAACCAACTCCAGACTATCTTGCAGACCCAAGTCACTAGAATGGCAAACAACATCTTTATGGATGGTGCTGCTGTTTCTCCAAAGTCTTCTGGCGCGGGTACTGATATTGTCGATTTTATTAAAGTCGATGCCATGACTAACTCAGAAGCAGACTACATCGGTGCAGTGTTCAAAGGACCAGCAGGTACTGGTACTCTCGGACAACTGTTTCAAGTCACTCACGTAACTGCTGCTGCAAACGGAGACTACGCCACACTATACGGTCGTTATCTCTCTGCCAACCAACAGGGTGTCTCGACTGATGTACAAACAACCACACCTACTTTCGGCAAGGGCGATGCCCTAGTTGACGAGGCAGGTTCTCTTGTAAGTCTTTCTGTTGTAAATCAACCTCTTGTCGCTTCTGTTGGTAAGGGCGTACTGTTCTCTATGCAACAGGCAGAGTTCTACGTACAGGGGCATTTTGTATATGCGCCGAAGCAAGTTCTGGCAATATCAAAGTATTCAGACTTTGTTGATGCTGAAGTTGGATTTGAGATTATACAAGACGTCGTGACAACTGAAGACGACACCAACTTGTATGACAACCAAGGTGCTCGTCCAAACCTTTCTTCTCCAGGCGCAGACCGTTACCGCATTCGGATGGTACTGACCACCCGTGACATTATCGCAGACGAAGCAGACTTCTGTTCCTTCGCCACTGTACGTGCATCAAAGATTGTACAAATAAAAGAAGGCACTGATAACTTTAATCAGGTCGAGAAGCGTATGGCACAACGCCATAACGACACTCACGGTGACTTCATTGTCAATGACTTTGAGATAAACTTCCGTGAAGGCGACGACTCTGCTAATCTCATCGTTGAAATTCCTGCTGAGCAATTAGGTGTTCGTCCTCTAGCGTTCTTAGACGGTTACCATCTTGAGCATAAAATTCCTGTTGCCATGAACCTCCCTAAACCAGTTTCGTTTAGGTCTCTTGACAACCAAGGCATAAAAGCAGAGTACAGAAACTATCTTTCATTCAAAGATAGTGTTGCTGCTGGTAACGTAGGTTTCCTCGAAAACTTCAACCTTGCCTCACAAGAGCGTATGGCACTGTTGAATGGTGCTGGAACTGTTATCGGTAATGCACGTATCAAGTCTATCACCAACCGTGACTTAATCGGCAATGGCGACTCTGACGCTGTTCGTATGTACATGTACGATGTTGTCATGAAGTCTGCACAGAACTTCCGTAACGTAAGAAGTGTTCGAACTGCTAATGACGCAACTTCAGATGTAGTTAAACCATCTGTTCGGTCAACTCTCGGAAACGACGATGGCGGTATGTACCTCGCCGACCCAACAATAAACACAAGTTTGTTCCGTATCCCAGGCGGTCGTGTCAAGTTTGTTGACGTCACTTCCCTTACAGTACAACGTCAGAACTCACAAACTTGCGACGGTTCTCAGCAATTGACAATAACTTGTTCTGCTGACGAAGAATTGACTGATGTTGGTCAGTGGTTGTTCTTGAACAAAACCACTAACCGAGTTGAAGAAGTTTCGACATCAAGCATAGTCCTTAACGGAACTGCTACTTCTGCCACTATTACTGTAACTGGTACTGCCAACATAGACAAATATGATGTATTCTACTATGCCCGTCTTACAGACCCAGCACCAATAACTAAGCAGTACCGCGAAGATTGGTTCGACGCAGTCCGTGTTCAAGGTGACTCTACCTCATACGGTGTCGACAAGTTCGAAGTTCCAGGACTCTCTAGTGGTAAACTGTATGACGGTGTCCGATTGATTTCTGCATTCGACAGTGACTCTGCTGGATCAGACTTGCTGACTTCCCTAGAATTTGACGACGGACAGCGTGACAACTACTACGGTCCAGTTGTACTTCGTCCAGAAGGCACACAGGTCTCTCAGTCTGTTTCTACCGTCCGTTGTAAGGTTGGTTGGTTAGAGTGGCAAGGTACTGGCGACTTCATCTCTGTAAACTCATACGACATCCAAGATTCCACGTGGTTTGATTACGGGGATATCCCAGTCTTCACCTCTAAAAATTCTGGTGCAGAGTTGGTGCTTCATAACCACCTCGACTTCCGTCCGAAGTTAGACCCACAAGAGAACCTCGCTACTGGTACTCGCTTTGATATGCCACGCGATGGTGATAACATCTTATATGATGTTGAGTTCTACAACTCTCGGGTCGACCAAGTTGTTCTTACGTATGACGACCAATTCGATGCAGAGATAATCGTCAACCGTGGTGTAGAAGCAGAACAACCTGTGCCGCCTAACGAAAAACCTAACCAGATGATCTTGTTTGATATTCTGCTCAGCGGCAACACAAAGAGTGTCGAAGATATTTCTACTAACCGTCGTGCATATCGCGGTTATAAGATGACTGATATCAACTCAGTAGAAAAGCGTGTTGCTCGTCTTGAAGAAACTGTTTCCCTCTCTTTCTTGGAGCAAGAAGCGTCTAACCTCGTAGAACTTGACGCTGAAGGTGTTGTTCGCTCAAAGACTGGGTTCTTCGTCGACGACTTCACGAAAGGTGTGGCACTGACCGGAGGAGACACTGTATCAATTTTCCAAGATGACGCATCTACCCATACTTCTTCGTTTGACGATCAAGTGTTTACCATGCACGCAAAGTTGGACGCAGAAAATATCTCCTTTGTATATGACTCTGCAAATGCTTACGGCGCGAATGTCAGAACCAGTGCTGCAAAGTCTAACATAGTCCGCAAAGGCGAACTCTTGATGTTGGATTACACCCACGTTCTTGACCCGACCATGAAGCAAGAAATGATCTCTTGGAAGTCTGGTCAAAGTAATGAAGAACATGGTTACTATAATGTCAACCCGTTCAACGTATTCATGGGAGAGGGTAGTCTTCGGTTGAACCCAGCACGCGATACTTGGTTCGACACAAGGAGACTGCCAGATCGGCATACCAGTGGTGCAACTATCATCCGACAGATTGGTGCTCCAATTATCCCAAGGACATTTACGTTCACGCGAACTTCTCTCACCGCTCGTTGGGTGACTGACACGCGAAATAACGGATCCAGTTTCTTCGCCGCACTAATGGCCGGCATTGCTCGAGACCCAGCACCTACTCCACGAAGGGAAACACGACAGGGGTTACAAGTCACATCAACGACCAATACTTTCCGTGTATCTCAGTCTGTCCGTACTAGAGTTGTTAGCGACCAGACGTTTACGCGAAACTTGGGAGACAGAACTGTTGATGTTGTTTCTGTTCCATTCATGCGCCAACGTCGGATTATGGCAAAGGGAGAAGGTCTGCGACCAAACACTCGTTACTGGTGTTACTTCAACGGCATCCGTATGGATCAGTGGACTCGAGTCAGGACAGCAACTCAATTCGAAGACGGTATCAGAACTGGTATCCATAGAAGTGCTATCGCTCCTCGTAACGTAAACTTGTCCCGTCACCCAGACGTAGTGACACCTGCTACTGATAATCTTCTTATCACTGATGCCGACGGCAAGTTGTTCTATGAACTTTGGATACCTAACAACGCAGTGGTCCCTGTTCCTCGCTCCGGCACTTTCACTACAGAAACTGAGTGGAAGCGTTGGATCGATACACAAAGGGCAGCAACTAAGCAGTATGGTTCTTCAAAGAGCACCGCTGTTTGG